GTCGGCTGATAATTTGGGTTGTCTGCGTTCCTTTGCAACAGGTTTGCATTAGCTCTCTCCGTTAAAGCAATTTGAGCTTCCTTGTTATTAGCAACCGCCATCGCTCTTTCTTGCAAGCTCCCGTACATCGGGCTTCCCTCTTGCTGCTCAAGCCTTTCGTAGCTTAGGTTGCCATCAGCATCTCGTTGAACTTCATATTGACGAACGATTCCATCCTTGCCCTGCACAGGAACAATCTCAAACTCGCCTTCAAACTGACTGCCAACCGATTGCTGCTGCACTGAGTATTGGTCAATGTTTGCTGACTCTGCGAGATCGAGCCAATCTTGCATCATAGAGTCATACTGATGCCCTCGCATCGCGTTTTTGTTCTTTGAAATGCTGCGATACACGGACGACAATTCGGCTACAGCTTTCTTTCCTTCGTCTGTAAGCCTCTTGCCTCGCATCTGCTTTAGCAAACCCTCAGCTACGCGATCTGTTTCCTTCTTTTGGTCAAAGTCAGCCTTTCGCCTTCTGTCCTCAAGCTGACCTTCCTGCAATGCCAAGTTTTTTGCAAATTGGGTGGCAGACTGATTTAGCTTGTCGGAATCAAGCTGGGCAGCAGCCGCGTACCTATCCCTTGCGAGGTTTTGGTCGTTCAATCGCAACTGGTTCTGTTGCTCTCGATCCGCTGCGTCTATCTCAATTCTCGCCCTGTTCTGCGTAGACTGCTCTCGCTGTGCATCTTCATCAAGAGCAAGACGCGACTTCCGTTCAGCGTCTACTCGCAACGCCTCTCGCTCTGACTGCTGCCTTGCAATGTTTTCAGACGCGATCTGTGATGCCTGCCCCCAAGCAGACATGAGCTTGTCTTGAGAGTTTCCTTTAAGCTGCTTTTGCAATAACTGAGTCTCTGCAAATGCTCGCTCTGCCTCTGGCCCTCCATCTACTAGGACTTCCTGACCATCTGCGTTCCTCATTCTTCGTGCAAACGCGGAACGCAATCCGTTACTAGGTAAGCGTGTCATTTTCAAGCTCGCATGTGGGCTGTTATCGGTTGCCCGCGCGAGTGTATGAATTTGACCCGCTTTCGGACTGGGAGGAAGATTGTGAAAGAGTCGGCATGAAAGAAGCCTGCGACTCGTAAAGACCAGAAAGCAACTGGGCAAGGGCTAACTGTGCGGACATTTCATCGCCCTGAGCAGCCGAAATTTGTTGACCGCTACCTTGTAGAGCCCCTAGCTGCTGCTGGGAAAGCATCTCAGAAAGCTGCCCTAATGCTTCTTGGCGATTTCGCTCAACGCCTTGAGCCATATTGCCCTGAACTGTGGTGTTGTAGAGCCCAGTGCCAGCAAGAGCGGCTCCTACGCCCCCTGCCTGCGAAGCGAAGTCTCGATTGATCCTATCTCTTTGGGCGTTTCCGATCCCTTGCAGCAGTGAAAGCTGTCCTGCGTAATTGTCGGAAAGACCAGAGGTTCTGTTTTCAGCAAGCTGGCTTAACTGGTCTTGATAGCCCTGTGTAGATTCAGCCGCAGCACCAAAATACTTCTCAGACAGCTTTTTCATCTCGGGAGAGAAAAAGGTGTTGCTCTCGCTCGTGGACTTAGAAGCATTGCCGGAACTACTGCCTCTGGCATTTCCCGCAAAAGAAGTTATTGGGATTGTAATCGCCATTGCAAGCCTCGTTAATGTTCAGGTTTTGGGACAAAATGTCACCAAAGACCGTATTTGAACGAGTGCCTGAGCAAAATCCTACTCCGAAAATGACTAGAACCAGTCGATAGATTCAACACCTTTCGGGTTGTTTGTCGGATAAGACTGGCTAGTTAAAGACCCGTTACTGGCTACTGCGATGGAATGGAATGGACGAGTGTTGTTCCATCCGTACCCAAGCCCTACGATCAACGACGACATGCTCTTGATCCACTCGACACTCCACGGCGCACCGCCTGGGTTTGAGTCATCGCCAGCACTTCCACCATTTCCAGTGCAGGAGTAGTTGCTAACATTGTTGCTTCTGCCAAGATCAGTCGGAGTGTCCGACAGAGCAAAAAGCCGCAAATCGGCTCCCTGACTCCTGCCCTCTGGGTCCGTAGCTGCTCCCACGGCAATCATGTTGTACTCAGGAATAAAATCTATGCCTTGCAGTACATACACCATGTCAATAACGCTTGGATCGCCCAACCCGTCAGCGTTTACCAGTCCGTAGTAGCAATAACGGCTTGAAGTGTAAGCATAGTAGGACTTTCCGTTTGCACAAACGCCACTGAGCTTGCACAGTCCCTTGCTCGCAATGTTGTACCCGCTGCTGCTGTAAGTAGCACCGGCAGCGGGAGGTGTTGTAGAGCAAGTCAATCCTGACCCTAAAAGATCATCAAAAGAACGACGTTCAATCATTGATCCTCCTGTCCCTGACAAAATGAAATGTCCGCCATCGGGAGACACGGCAACACTTTTGAGCGTTCCCGAGACAGACGATGCTGCTGTAGTCAACAGCGAGCCGAGTCCCGTTCCATGATTGAAGTCGTATATCTGGTAGCCTGACGCAGTAAGGACAAGCAGCATTGAACCGTCGTGCGAAAATTCGCACTCCGAAACGCCGGTTATTGCAACATGCGATGATCGACTTCCAAATCCAGTAGAAGCATTGAACGCATAAACACTCAAATAACCGCCAGCTACAAACGCAACCCACCTTCCTTGCTTTCTGGCTGTTGCATGTCCTGCGGCAGTCGGCAGAGTAGCGGGCTGGAATGATGCCGTCACTCCCGTAGACGGAGTGTAAACGTGAGCCTTCAAGTACGGGCTGAAATGACTTCCAGCAACAAAACCAACCGCATCCTGCAACTCTTTTGAGAGAGGATTCCATGAGTGTTTAGCAGGAAAGCTGACGTTAAACATTATGCCAACACGAAGGTCAGAGAAACTGTAAGATTGCTTGCACCACCGTCACCGCCAGCCGCAACCACTTCCAGTTCCAGTGAATCTCCACGGGAAATCTGATAGTTTGCAGACTGCACATTAGTTGACTCTGCCCAAACCCCAGCACCAGCTAGATCAACGCCAGCGTTTGCATTGTCTGCAACCACCCTCACAGAACTGCCGCCGCTTGGAGTCCGAAGCACGTTCATTCGTGGATTGCTGGTTCCGTCAGCTTGATCGTTTACAAAACAAGCCTGAACGATATAGGCAGACGGCCCTCTCCACTTAAAGTACGCCTCCATCAGCGATGACATCAGCGTTGTACTGGTAGTCAGTGAGAAATACGAAGCAACAAACAATGACATCTCGCTGATCTGCTCTGGCTTGCCGTATGCAAGTGCTGTAATTCCTGCACCGTTAATTACTGGGCCGCGAACCGTGACAGTGCTGCCAGCCACAGACTCAATGATGCAGTACAAACTTCCAGAACTGTTCGTAACACGCAGCGGCAAGCCTGCGGCAAGCCCCGTTGTATCGCTCATGGTGATAGTTGTCGCGCTCGCTGCCGTCGATGTGTAGCTACTGGGAGCAACCGTGACCCACCGCGAAGCATCGCTAACAGAAGTCTCGACCTGCTGCACAGTCGCCTGCTTGACTGCACCACCCTGATAAACAAGCAAAGTGTCAGAATTTCCCAAGGCTGACGCAGATGCGTATGAATTGAACTGTGGCATCTTCCTATCCTATCGCTGTAATAATTTGGTTTATCTTCGTCTGCAAGTGCAGGATATTTTCATGGATGAAGAAAAATTGACTGTCAAAAAAAGCATCCATTTGACTGTTGTTCCAGTCAACAACGTCAAGGTTGTATGATGAGTTTTGGTATGTAATCCCCCACCCAGTGTTGACCACGCCTGTCGATGCGGAATTTGGAACGCTTGCCGCTGCTATCGTGGTTTCGTCTACCTTGGCAGCTAGAGCAGTGTTTATTGTGCTAACAGCAGAGGTAAGGTCTGAAGCGTTAGTTGCGATATTAGTAACATTGGTTGCAATGTTTGATACGTTCGTCGCAATGTTCGCTGCATTGGTCGCAACATCTGTTGCGTTTGTTGCAATGTTTGTTGCGTTTGTTGCAATGCTTGCGTTTGCTGTCGTCAGACCTGTTTCAAGTGTTGTGACGCGAGTTACGCTGCCAGCAATCTTTTTGTCGAGACGATCAAATGCAAGCTCTGCGTCTCGCTTGTCATCCGTTGCAGGAGGATGAAACGGAAGGTCGGACACATGACCGGAAACTACAATGCTTGGATCAGCAGGCATTATCTTGTCCTCCCTACTTGTGCTACGGTTGCCAAAAGCGATTCAGACGACCACGACTCATTGCTGTGCATGACAAGGACAGCGTAAGCCCCGCGAAGCCTCGGCCTGATTGTCTTGCTTCTGCCTTCTGAGATGCTGCGGGTAAAGCCAGGTGAGTTTCCCAGTACAGCTTCATCCAGCAATTCCTCGGCATTGTCGCCTGCATAAACCTCAACCGTCACCGATCCGCTTCCTTTGCCTAGCTCCGTGTGCAACTGAGTAAGCAGTCCTTCGCTTCCCATTGTTTGCGACATAAGCAAAGGCCCGATCAGGATGCGGGACGATATAGCATCGCCATCGTCAGTTGTTCCAGCCAGTTCTCTGACATAGCCATCTGGACACAGGACCGTTGTTCCACGCTGACGAGTTGGTGCGCCTGAATAGGACAAAGCTGCAACTGGCTGTTTCTGAGCGTCTGCAAATTGAAACTCCCAGAAGGAAGCTGTTGTAGTGTCAAACCACCAGTGAGAACCAGCAGTCACCCCGTCCCGTGGCGTAACGAAGATGACCACCGCGTTCTCCGTCATGTCGTAAGCCAGAGCAGTGTCGTAGTTCTCCGAGTCTCGCTGCTTTAATTCAGCAGGCATCCTGCCATCACTTAACGAAACCGGAGGCGACGACATTTCAGGCGACACGACGTAAAGCCCGTCCTTTGAAAGAAAGTAAATCTCTCCGTCTGGACCGTAGCACCAAGCGTCAGGCGAAACGCAACCCACCTTTCTACTGAGGTTAAATAGCTGACCACCAAAGGCAGGATCGCCTCGCAGCACCCACGTTGATTGCTCGGAGAACATAAGCAAGAAGTCATATCCCACCGCTGCCATTGCAGTGATTGGATCACCTGGGAGTCCAGCGTCACTGTTTGTTCCCGCAACCGGCCTGCCATTGTCAGCTACATCAGCAGAGTAATTGTAATCACCAGCGTCACCGACTCGGCTCATGTACCACACACGGTCCACTGCCCAAACTAATCGGTCCCGATAGGTAGTGATGATAGAAGTCGATCCGCTGGGAAACGTACCTGCTGTGGGGGTAACAACGTCAACTGTTCGGTTTTCAACGTCAACCGTTTTTGGGGCGTTTACAACTGAAAAACTGACTGCACCATTTGTCCCAGTCGAGCTTGTTGCAAAGACGATTGACCCAGAGGTGATCGACGACATCTTGTAACTGCCAAGCAGTGTCCCCGTCTGCCCTACCGTGATGTTCACTACATGCTGAGACTTGTCTGCACCAATTAACGTAAAGTCCGCCACTCCGCTACTGGTAAGTGTTCCGTTCGTCAGTGTTCCAGTCCCGCTAAACACAGTCTCGGAAGGCTGGGAAAATATAACTGCACCTTGATGCACTGTGACGTTTCCAGCGTATGCGTTTCCCTCGCCTGTCAGCACAAACGAAGTCGTCTCGATCAGTTCGCTATTGTGGTCAGTTATCGTTGCCCCGCTCTGATCTGTAATCGCACCGTTTATTTCATTCAGGACTTCGCTGTACTGGATGTTTCCATTTACCGTTGAGCGAGTCGCGCTCGATATGTAAATAGACGCAGTGGTTCCAATCAACAAAAATTGATATGGCTCGTCAAAACTGGAAGTGATCTTTGATACTTCAAGCAAGAACTGCGGTGTGCCGCGAAGCAAGTCAGGGAAACGCTTTGCCAAACCTTTCCGTGATCCACCACGAATACGAGACTCAGTAACGTCTTTAGGAAAGACATTGCGAGCATACACAGTGGTTTCAGGATCGCCAGCCAAATGAGACAGCGATTTGTCAACGCCTCGCAGCGGGAACGGCAGGGGAACGTCTTGCTGTGGCATTACGCCTCCAATAGCAGATATTCAATTTCCCTGTCGGCAGAACTGCCCTTCACTAATACAGCCGCACCAGACACCAGCCGAAAAAGGAACGGATCGCCAGCGTTCAACGTCAGGAAATCTGTCTCGGTGTTGATATAGAACGTGACTGTCCCAGTCGTGCTTAACACGCGACCTGAGATAAGACCGCCAAGTGCCGCCACGCCGCCGAGCTTGAGAGAAGTGCCTGCTGTCCCAACAAGCATCGTAGTCTTGGCGTATTGCTCGCCAGCAACGTCAGACGGAACAGAGACGCTGTGCATTTCTTCTTCGCGTCCGCCTTTTTTGTAAGACAGCGATACGGTTGCGGTTGCTTCGTTTGCCATGACTATGATCCGTTGTAGGTGACGCCTGTGTTCTGCCAGTCGTGGTGGTCGTAACCACGATCCATACGATCCGATTTGTCGTAGTTGTACCCAAGCGAACTTGGTGATTCCTGCATCTGGTCATGCCGAACAGAAGCGATCAGCGATTCCATAAACAAACGCTCATGGATTCCTTCTACGCCTGCCATGCGATCCGCAGTGACTAGACATGATTCCAAGATCATCCTTGCGTGTACCGCTGTTCCTCGCATTACTTTGTCGAGCGTAACAACTTCCTTGACTCCACCGATTACGTCTGTCACGGCAGTCTCCTATGAGATGGTTGTTGCGCCCGTCGCAGAGACGGTAAGCGTTTTTGGATCGCTGAAAGTAACATTCGCCTTACGACGCCAGAGGTAATAAGTACCCGCTGGGAGGTGAATATCTACCTTCGCCAACTCGTCGCAATTAGCTTTTCTGAAAACGTCAGTAGTGTCATTGGTGTTGCTTGTCGTGACAATCACTTCGCAATAAGGCACGATGGCATTATTTGCTAGTTTGATAGTCAGGTTCACTAAGAATCCGCGATCATTGTCCACTCTTGGGTGAAGATTCGCTGGACAACCAATAACGGAAACGCCGTTGTTTGCGCTTTCAGGATAGATAGCCAAGTCGTCGCAGTTGGTTTCCGATTGGCTTAACGCAAACAGGTAGTAGCCATCCTCTGTCTCGGTTGGATTTACGTCCGACGAGGCAGCAAGACTTCCGTAGTCCTTGGACAGCTTTGCCGTAATCGTAGCGGCGATGCCAGTCACCGGCTCACTTGTGGTCCGGTTGAAGGCAAATACGCGATACGACTGGCCTGCGGTATTCTTGAACATTTACTCGACGATTTGGCGATTATCTGGATCAAGCGATAGTGAACACGCCAGCGGAAGCGTCAAAGTCCACTGTAAACGTGTTGCCGTCAGAAATGGTCACATTGCTGCCGTAGTCGTAGTACCCAATGAGCGGCTTTGTTGAGTCGGTGTTGTTGTAAAGAACGACATACCGAAAGGCATCGCCGGTCCCTCCAAGGTCGCCGCCGCTTGCGGTAAAAACAGGGTCGCCGTCAATGACCAGCTTGTAAGTCCCGCTTGTCTGCGATGAAGCACTTACTGTGCAGGTTGCGCCGCCCGCCGAGTAGCCGTTTGCAGCACCAAGTTCCCCCGCCAAATTACTGTAGACGGTGTTTGTTGCGACTGGGGCAGTGGCAACCAGCGCGACTTTTAATGTGTCGCCATTGCCGCTCGCAGTGGTGTCCAGCGTGTGCTTGCCTTTCGTCAAGTCCTCGACGAAGCAATTAAACTTGTTAAAAGCAGCCATTTATTCGTCCTGCATCAAGAAACGGTAGTAGTATGGGTTTGGTCGCTGAGTGCCTGGGATGGGCGGCAGCGAGGTTCCTGTAACCTGAAAAGTACCAACCGTAAGTTGAAAAGTCAGCCCAAGAAATGCTGACTGGCTTGCGACGGAAAAACTGACGGCAGACGCGACTGTTGCTATATCAAGCGGGGCGTTCACGCCCGAAACTGCCAACGACCCTACTGTTTGGTTAAACTCAACCAAGAATCTTGTTGTATTCTGTGGAGTAACAGCAAACGCCGCTGCATCAGCACCAAGTTGCTTGGCGTTGCTGGTCTGCAAGTTTGCAGAAACCCCTGTAAGCGCAAATGACTCAACATCTGCGTTTAGCTCAATCGCCAGATCGTCTGTCTCGGTTCCAGTCAGAGCGAAAGAGCCAGCAGATGCAGGCATTGCCTTAGAGACAGAAAGCTCTGCTGCGGTCCCTGTAGCCGCAAATGTCCCGACACTTGTGTTTAGCTCAATCGCAAGATCGTCCGTTGGCACTCCTGTTAAAACGAAAGAGCCAGCAGATGCAGGAATTGATTGAGCAACGGAAAGCTCTGCTGCGGTTCCTGAAAGAGAAAACGCCCCGACTGCCGTGTTTAATTCAACGTCAAGAACTTGGGTCGCTGCCGTTAGCGTGAAGCTGCCTGCTGTCGTATTAAGCTCAATGTCAAGATCAGTGCCTTGCGACGAAAGCAAGTAAGACTGAGCCGATCCGTTAAGCTCAATGTCTAGGTCTGCGCTTGCGACAGACAAAGAGAACGCACTGATACCAGCCGATAGTTTTATTCCTTGGCGGAAAGCCACTGCCTGACCCGCAAGGGTAAACGTCACAACGTCTGCTGACATTGACGCTGAGGTACTTGCTGGACCCTGAACGCCACGACGCGATGCAAGGTGGGCAATCTCAGCACTGGTTAGCTGAGTATCAAACAGGCGAATGTCGTCGATCAAGCCCGTGAAGTTGTAAGCACCGGAGGTATGACTGCTTGAGGACGACGCAATGAACTGCATAGTCCCAGCAAACTCATCTGACGCACTACCTGCTCCACCTGTGTAACTGCCATACGCTACACCGTCAACAAAAAAGCGATTTAGCCCTCCCCTGTCCCGCTCCATGACGACATGATGCCATGTGCCATTCAATGTCGTAGTCTGGTTAGAACCTTGATTGTCGTTCCAATAGTAGAAATAATCAAAGTTTGTGTTTGAATTTGTCGATGAACGAACCTGTATTTGTACCGCATTTCCGCTGGTGACTCGCCTTGCCATCGTTTGCCACCAGTTTCCGGTGCTGGATTTTTTCATCCAAAAGGTGAGCGTACCTGGCCTGCTGGAACCGTAGTTAAACCTCCAATAGTTGTTCGCATTATTGGTAACAGTGCAATCAAACGCTCGCAATCCTTGGTTAGTGGTGTCGTTGATTACTGACAGCGTTCCGCCATTACTCGTCGCATTTTGACTTGGTGCAAGGTTGCTTCGGTCGCCTGTGTAGGTCGGGCAAACCCACATCAATTCAGTCCCAAGACCCGCTGGAATCCAGTTCCCGTGTGCGACTTGACCAGTCAGCGTGAACGTAGCTGCACTAGCAGACATTCTGACCGGAATACGAAGATTTACATTGTTTCCCGTGACATTAAACTCACCAGCATCGCACTCGATGTACGGACCACCAAGTATGCCGCGAAACTGAGCAATGTGAGCTATCTCATCGGAAGTTGCAGCACCGTCAATTACACGAAGATCATCAATGTCTGCGTAAAGGTTGTTGTCTGAATAGTTCGTGGACTTATCAATCCCAATGAAATACTCTGCTGCATCCCAGTCGCCAGCAGTAGTGTCGTCTGCGCTTCCGGTGTGAACCAGCGTTCCGTCCACATAGAACTTTGTGCTGCTTTGGTAATCACGAACCATAGCAACGTGATGCCACGTTGCACTTCCAAAATTAGTGTTGAACCACGCCGTTCCTGCGTATGGATTAGAGTCACCAGAGAAACTCAGCGTACCTCCCATTCCATAACCACTTGTGTCAAGCAACGCACGCAAGCTGCCGCTACCAGACTTTCCGATTAACGCCGTCATGTCGTATGTGCTATAGGCAGGAGCTTTGACCCAGAACGCAACTGTCACTGGATCAGAGTCGGTATTGTCGTCCCACTCAAGGTAATTGCTGGTGCTGGATTGGTCGTTGAACTGAATCGCTTTTGTGCCGCCTTCGTCAACGTCGTCGATGATTGAAAGCGATCCGTTCAGTTCAGTGTCAGCATGAGCAGGGTACATGACATTGGATCGGTCGCCGGTCCTGCTTGGAACGATCCACAACTTCTCATCACGCAAGCCTTTCAGCTTGCGACCGTAGCCGGAGTACAGTGAGTTAATTTCCGTGGGTGACAGAATCTTGTCCCAGATTCCGACGCCAGCTATTGCAGCGTCGTGGTAGTTTCCTACCCCTCCGTGGGTCGTCGCACCAATCGCAAAGTAGTTCAACGTCGCGTGAACAGCAGCGTATGGCGACCCTGCTGACTCAACGTCAAGCTGCCCGTCTATGTATGACTGGCGTGTTCCTGTAGTAGTATCAACCGTGACAGTAACGTGCGTCCACTGATTTGTGTTGTCAAGTTTGTTTCGGTTTAGGATTTGACTGTTCGCATGGAAAAACGACGGTCCTTTTAGGGTGCTTGCAGATACATGAGTGTCTAAGCGGTAACTACGAGAGGACGCAGTTCCTTCAAAGGAAACAACACATCGGTTTGTCGTGGAAGAAATCTGAGCCTTTACCCAAGCCGACACCGTGTACTTAGTCATTCCGGCAAGACCGGAGGGTACGCTGGCAAAAGCAATCCTTCGCTGTCTGCTTGCGTCAAACTTGACCGCATTGCTCAAAAATTCGGTCGGACCAGCAACGTGCCTGCCCGTGGAATTTGTGTCTGACAGCGTTCCTGCAATGTTTGTCTTTTGGCAGTAAAACGTCGTTCCTTGCTCCTGCATTGGAACGTAGGCGACAGCTTCGTTAATAACTTGCGTTTGCTTCGGAGGTTTGCCGGTAACGGATCGCGAGGTAGAGAGATGTGCGATTTCTGCTTCGTCTAAAACCCTTGCGTAGCCACGAATATCATCAACCTGCCCAAGATACGCATACGCCGAGTGACCGCCACGACCACCGATGACAAATTCTTCGTGGGTGTACATATTTTGGTTTGTACCCCAGTTATTGTAGGTATGCGTGAGCGTCTGCTTCACACCGTCAACGAATATCTGGAAAGTCGTCGAGTCATACCCGTCCCATGTAACTGCAATGTGCGCCCATGTGTTATTAGAAACGACACCACTAGGCGTCTCGGCTCTAACTCTTGCGCTAGTTGTACCATTACGCAACGCTTCAAAAACGACACTACCACCCGAGCTGTGCTGTATGTTCCATCCTGTGTACTGCCCGCTCGTTTCCATCTTTGCCACAAAAATGCGAAGCGCAGATACCGCACTTGGCTTTGCCCAAAAAGACAAAGAGTAGTTTTTGTCTTTCCGAAATCCAATCTTTTGGTCAAGCCTCACTCGCTCCGAGCCGCCGCCAAATTCAAATGCGTCTGTGCCGCCAGAGCCAGTGCTAGAAACTATTTCTGCATTGCCTAAAAACTTTGCCTGTTGTTTTCCTCCAAGATACGCTTGACCGTTGTTTGAAATGTCTGCGACTGTACCAGTGTGAGTCGGTGAACACCAAAACGCCTCGTCTCCAAGACCATCTGGATTCGCCTTTCCTAACACCCCCCTCTGCGATGCCAGTTTGGTAAGTTCAGCCTGTGACAACGGGCGACGGAAGATGCGAATATCATCCATACGTCCATCCATTACTCCTGCAAGACTTCCACCACTGGTGTAAGCACCAAACAGAACTGGATACGACACTGGCTGGACCCACGCGGTGTTAAGAGATGCAAGAGCCTGTGTAGCCACTGACGCACCATCGCGATATAGAGTAGCTGTCGTTCCATCGGACACGAACGCAACGTGATGCCAGCCAGAGTCGGGCCAAGCCGATCCTTCGCTCGGGTAGCACAGGTACGATCCGTCAGCTACATCGCCACGCAAACCCTCTGCTAGACTGCTCATCCACAAGTTAAATCCGTACCCGCTGCTCCCAACGCTCGTACCTATAATCCCATGAGATGCGGTGCTGGAACCGTCATCAAACTTGACCCATGCCGCAACTGACCATTTGCCCGTCTTGGAGAAAAACGATGCTTCGCCTTGCATGTCGGTGCTGATATAGTCATTGGACCCGTCAAATTCAAAGCATTTAGACCCACCGTTGTTGGTGTCGCTGACTATCGACATTCCTCCATTCAGCGTGGCTGTTATGTTGTGACCAGATATATCCTCTTTTGTATTTGTGATCGTTGGGCAAATCCAAAGGCTTTCGCCGCCAAGACCTTTTCCAAATGGTGAACCTTGAATCCCTCGACTGCTTGCCAAGTGGGTTATTTCTTCTTGGGTTAGGACACGGTTGTATGCTCTAACGTCATCTGCCTTGCCATTGAACTCGTTGCTGTCGTACTTTCCGATGCGGAAAGGAACAGTGGGTGACGAGATGGTTCCCGCAGATGAGCCAGTAGCCACAGACACGCCGTCGATGAACATCTCCATCGCGCCTGTCGATACATCGTATGTCGCGACGATGTGATGCCATGTGTTAGTGGAGAGCGACTGCGACGATGTGATCGTGCTATTAAAACTAGAACTGCTCTTTGCTGCATTGGTTAAGAAGGTCGGACTTGACGGCATCCGTATCATCCAACCCCTTTGGTTGCTGTAGGGAGATACGTTTCCGTATGCCGTGACAAGACCAGCACTGGACGAAAATGCGTCAGCACTGAACCAAGCCGACACGGAGAACGTGCTGGATTGGCCTATGCCGGTTGATGAGCCACAGTCAATAAAGTCGTCAGTCCCATCAAAGTCATAAGCAAGTTTGCCGTCAGAGGTGACAGTTCCCATGCCACCGTTGTAGGTTCCGTGGTTCTCATTACCGCTGATGTCATTGGCACTGTCGTTGATACTAGGACATAACCACAACTTCTCATCCCCAAGACCGGCAGTTACAGGCTCAACCCAAAGAGAGCTAATCATGGAGTTGCCGCTCTGCATATATGTGTCTCTGAACACTAATATGTGATCTGAGACAAACTCATGCTCAATGTAATCTTCTTTGGTTGCATCAAAGTCAGAATGGGCAGGTGAGTTTCCAAGAATGGTTTGGTAATACGAAGTGCTTGTACCACCATTTTTCGCAGCAGCTATTTCAACACCACTGTCACCGTCAAAAAACCGCCAACCAAGCACCTGCCCGTAAGTTGTATCGCTGAACGCTGCCTTTACTCTGTATTTTCCTGCACCATTGGGCAAATCCATCCGAAACGACGATCCATGCGACGAAACGGTTTGAACCCCGCGAAGCTGGTCGGGTACGGTATTGCTCCTGTTTGCAGTGCCTACACCAGCGTTGACTATGTACCCGTACCCACGCGACGGAGAGTACAGTGCATTGTCCGTCTGCACAACAAAACCTACTGGATCAGTGGCGTATCCAGTAGTCAGCCGAAAATTTACACCGAGCGGCATCACTCACTCCATGTAGTAGCAATGTTCTGAATTGCGTTGATCCAGTTGTTGTCGTCACTGTCGTTTGAAGAAATCAAAGGGCCAATGAACTGAGCGATCTTGTCGTTGAACTTCACTTGCTGCAAAACAGTTGCAGCAGCATCAGCTTCGTCTGCCTCTTGCTGTGCAACTTCTGCATCATAGACATCGCGAGCTTGCGTAACGTCGTCAATCGTTGTTCCGGCATGTGGCTTGCCGCTTCCCAGTTGGACAAGAGCTTCGCCAACTGACTGCAACTCAACAGGCAGCAAAGAGATTACTCCGTCAAATTGAACCGACCGAGGGTATTCGTCTGTGGAAACAGACTCACCACTCCCAAGGACATGCGAAATAAACCATCCGACCAAGTGCTTTGATTCACCGTCAAGAGTCAAGTAATAGTCGATGATCGGACCAGTCCTCTGACCAGTGACCGGATCAATGACAATCGCCTGGGTTTCTAAAAGAAGCGTTCGTGCGTCACCGCAAGGGATTGCCGTTGCTGTCTTTGCTGACAAGTGCTGCGCGATTTGGTCGTCAGTCAACCCTTGGTCGGCCAATTCCTTTACGTCACGTTCGTATGTGATTGTCATTTCTCTACCTTGTGCTTATGACAGAACATCGGGATTGATTCGGTAGCGATAATCAAGCGTGTAAACACCGTCAGGCAAAGGCCAAACTACAAGCTCGTACCGTGTAGGATCGTTGTCATCAAGCGGTGCTTTCACGCGAACTGCCGCTGTCGTCGGTCGCCCTGTCGCCTGACTTTCCTGCAACAAGTTCCGCACCTGAAACTCGCCTTGAATCTGGATCGGCGGGTACAGCATGTAATCACTTGGCTGTAGCGTCAGCGGTCCCTCGATATATGCGTAGTCGGCGGGAAGGTCGTATGTTGACGTATTTGCAACCGTAGTGATTGATGCCAGTGGCGTAAGCCAGCCCCATTGATGTGGGTAACGCATGTCGGGAATAGGCGGCGGATTGCAGGCGAGACGCATCCCTTCCTTAAAAATCTCTTTGATCTTCGCAGCCTGAGATGCCGTCCAAACCTTGCTGTTCGGACCAGCCCCAACGTGGACACCAATTCGCTTGAGTATCTGCCCCCTGCTCGTAAGCAACGACGGATCAGTGTCGTCAGGCCAGATGCCCTCGGTCGTACTGGATGCTGACTCAATGTCAAGCATCACTGACGAAGCGATGGTTTCCATCATCTTTGCTTTGTAGACCTGCCCCTCGCCGCCATTGCGTTCTTCCATTACCGCAAGGCAGCAGGCAAGTATCGTCTGTGCGTGTTCAATGCCGCCCAAAGGCCAAGGGCTTTCATTGCTCAGTCGTGCAGGCACTACCGAGTATTGCAGGGTGATTACCTCGGCAGTCGTCGGTACTGGGTAAAGCAAAAGAGAGCAGCGGCTCTTTGCTGTACCTTCACCGCTGATGATCTTCTTGGCAACGTATTGCGGATTGTCAGTGCGACCTTCTGATGCAATAAGCTGTCTTAGGTGCGACTCCTGAGCTATGGCGAGGCGATTGCTGTCAGTTCGTGCAGTCGTTGGTTCGCCAATGAAATTTCCAAAGTCGGTCGGAAGGTCGTACTCCGATTGAGTAGCAACCGTTGTTATCTCAGTCAACAGTTGGAGAAACGACCAGCTATGCGGCGCACGACGCAAACGCTCCTTTTGAGCCTCCGTTGCGTCGGGTATCGTAAATTCGCCTGGGGGTGGGAAGTAAAACCGATACAGCCCACCTTCAATGATCGAGTCAATGATCGACCGCTGAGTGTGATCCAGTAAAGCAGCATCCTTCGGATAGTCGGGCATTGCTGCTGCCACTTCCTTCCGAAGCCAGTGGTAATTTCCGTATTCCGCTTCCGCAATCGGCCAAACCATTACTGCACTCCCCGCTGTATGCGATCTGACATTACAGCCGCAGCCAGTTTTTCATTGAACAGTTGATAGTGAACGCCACCCTCGCCTGCCAGCATCTCAGGATTCATCTGAGCTTCTGCCGCAGCCAAGCAACCAAGCATGATCGTGTCAGCGTGAACAGCACCACCCAAAGGCTCAGGATTTGACTCCGAGATAATGCTTGGCGAGAACAAGTACCAAAACGAAAGAGTGCCTGCTGAATCTGGCGTAGGGTAAACGCCAAATTCATACCTTGTGTCTCCCTCGACCTGCCTGTTCCTGACCGCACAATACTCCGGTCCACCAGACAATCCCTCGCCTGCGATCCTTAGCCTTATGCTGTCCTCGGTCGTTGCAGTCAAAGGATGGTCGGTCAACGACGAGTCCACTGACGAAGCTACTCGCTCAAAGTCGTCAGGCAATAAGTACCAGTTCTGGCCTGAAACGAGAGTTTCTTGATAGAGCTTCACCAAGAAACTCCATTCGTGCGTCATCTCGCCAGTTGGAAAGTAAAACCAACGCAAGCCAGTCCGTATCGCATCATTGATCGAGTCTTGCTCGTCAGTGCTGCGGTTTGCAGAGGCAATGGGGTAGCCAAGCCGTCTTGCTACGGACCTTTGAATTTCGTTGTAATCGACCGTTAGCGACATAGCTCACTCTCAGCAGTATCGGACAGTGATCTTTTGCGTTGTGCTTCCACCGTCAGCCAGCGTGACCGTAAGTGCTTCGTTTTTTGCAAAGTTGTTGTGCAGGTAGTCGGGAAACGTAAAGTCAATGTGACCGCACCCTGCATACACAATGTCAATTTCCAACAGTGCTGTTCCTGCATAAGCAACAGTCAGCCTGCCCCCAGAAGGAACACCGCTGTACGACCAGTCCACGCGACCGACGCACCAAAACTCATCTGGGTCAGCGTCTTTTGTAAAGACGGCTGGGCCTGTCCCGCCATTCACATGCTCTGTGAATATCGCGGCTTTTTTGTTGATTGCTGTTTGGCGTTGCATCTCTTACCTCGGAGTTTTTTGTAAAGTTACCTGAGCCTTGTCAACGCTCTGAAACTCCCCGTCGATCTCGACCGTAACTTCTTCGGGGCTGTTTGGCGTACTTCCCACATAAGCACCTGCCTTCCCGTCAACGGAAACAGGATGCGCCGGTTTGATCTCCTGCCAATGAACAGGCAATTCATCTAGCAGTTCAACCTGCTTGGCGGACACTTCGTCCGTATAGTCGTCAACAAGGGAGCCTTGGTTTATGTCAGACGGGATCGAGCGGTCGAGCTTTACTGTCGATGGGCGAACTTCAATGACCCGTTCCTCTCCGTCAAGCTGTACGCCAATCGTTCCGCCCGATATTACGCCAACAAAAATTCCCTTTTTGTCAAACCCGCCCTTGTTCAACAAAACCTTCACGCCCTTTGGTTGTTCAGCCCAACGAGTTTTGTTCGCTTCCCGTATTTCCTCAGTAGGACCACCGATCTCAAACTCGCGAAGCATCGGGATCAATAGCTCGATAGGCAGTGGACCTCCACTGCTGTTCACGCGATGGAACATCCTCAGTTGCTCCATGTACTCATCATCAAATCCCGCTGGAAGCTGCTGCTCCCTGCGACCTGTCATTTGCTCAATCTGGTCTGCATTTCTTGGATGAATCAATGTTCTTTCCTGTCCCGAGTCAAAAAAAGATGGCGACACAGCTATTGCCATGCCGCCATCAGCGTAGTCCTCGGACCAGCGTATTTTCTACGCCGGAAATTAGCTGACCTGTACGCAGTGAGCGAACTTTACGTCAGCGGTTGATGCCGAGCCAGAAACCGACTTTGTTGCGACAATCGCTGCAAAGTTGGTGTCATCAGGCCACTCAGCATCGGCAAGCAACTCTGCTCGCGTTTTCTGGCCGACCTGAACACCGTCGATGAACACCTTGAGGAGTTCATCTTTGCTGTTGGAGTCGATCAAGAAACCCAGCTTGTAGCTGGTTCCGCTGACAATGGTTTTGGTCGCACCAGAAACATCGCTGATCGTGCCAGCACCGTTGACGTAACCAAAGCGGATCACGTTGTCTTTCTTGACATAGAAGCCAACAAAGTCAGTGGACGCTTTTGGAACGCCAGTTGTGTCAACAATGGCATTGTTGCCACCAGAGCCAGGCTCAATCACGCCTGCCAGCAACGAAAAGTTGGTGGTAGCCGCAGGAGTCAGCTTTACAACAGTCTCAAACGCGAGAGTGCTATCAAGCGACAAAGTGCCAATTCCTCCGACGCCAGCACCAGAGATGATATTGGCTTCAAGGTTGGTTCCAGTGCATGTGAGACGAAGCCCACTGCCGTCAGCTTGGGAAACAGCCCCACAACCGGCATCGCCAAATGCCGAGTAACCTTCACCAGTAAGACCAGTGGTGTTTGTGACGTTACAGCCACCGCCCTGAAAGTTACTGATGATTCCACGGGCAGATGCCGTCCCATCAGGGGAAACGGTTTCGCCCTTAATTCGCGACCAAATTCGGTTGCTGGGGGCGTCCGCTTTGCTTTGACCACGATGGTTCGTGAACAATGCGGGAGAAAGTAAGTTTAACATGACTTTTCAAGTCCTAATCAAATTGAAGTATGCGATTGTTGAAGTAACGCCGTAAAGGACGCTACGCTTGCGATCCAACCCAACATGCACGACGATCGACGCACATGTAGTTGCACCAGTTGTCAATGTGGACAGTGCGAACATTGTGCTGCGAAGGACTGACCTTCGGCTTGCTTCGTCGCATCTGGCAACCCGTCTTGGCGAATGGACGGAACACCGACCAGTTAATGCCATAAAGAGGGTTTGAGGTGTCGTTGTTTTCCAAGTAAGGAACCCAAGACAGTGGAACGCCACCAATCGTGACCTGATTCATGTAACGAGCAACGTCGCTACCGAGACGGTCATTGCGACCCTCTGCAATTCGCTCAAGCTCGTCTTGAACAATGTAGGTAGTGAAAATCTCGTAATCACTGCTTCCTTGTGCCATGTTCGGATGAGGAACTGGCGGCATGAAGTGAGTGAAAACCAAGGCTTTCTTGACCTTTTTAATCAGGTCGGTTTCGGTGTATCCAGAGTAACCGAAAGTCCAGTTTCGCCAACGAGGGTACTGGGTACTGTCAATTCCACCTGAGCCACCTGAGAAGCCGCCTGGGTTTCCACCATTGAACGCACCATCGGTGCTGGTGTCCTTTTGCAACCAGAATGGGATTCCCATTGGTCGCTTGTCAGCGGAACTTGTTGGTGCTGACCAAAGGTTTTCTTCGTTCAACTCTGCCATGCTGTTCATGGCATCATGCTCGCGAACCTTCAAGATTCGGATGATCGTCTCGCGATCACTCTGAAACTCCGGCTCGTCGATGTCGTAGGAGTAATTGACGGTCTGCATCGCCCAAGGGACGTTAGCAGAAATCATCACATCCTCGACGCCAGTAACGTCGGTCGCAAACATTCCGGTATTGCGAGCAAGACCGGAGTTTTTGACTTGAACGCGCCACGAGATTTGCTCGCCGCCTCGTTCTTCAACTTTCTGCTTGGACATGAATCGACTTGCGACGTACTTTTGGTACGGCAGGGAGATGTCAGTCCATTTGTTCCGATGGAACTTCTTGAGCGTCAACTGAACGAAATCGTCCAGTTGGTCAGGGGTTAATCCCACAGACATTTTACTTGCCTCTTGGCTAATGTAACGGTCGCCGTGGGGCGACCCCATTCATGCTGCCCCGACACAAGCCGGAAGCACACGCATTTCCCGAGCGCAAATATCAATGGTTAGTTTTCTTCTATCATGCGTTGGTACGCATCGTCCGTCTCTGCCAAAATTCTCTGAATCTCCTGCTCGTCGTCGTCATAATGAGTGGCTGGCTTCGCTGGCTTTCTTGACCGGCTCCCCGAAGATTGACGCCTTGCGGCTTGTTTTTTGAGCTTGGCAACTGCGTCTTTCTTGCTTACTTCTGCAACCCTATCCCTGAACGTGATCGCAGCAGCGTCCTTAACGAGTGTGTTTAGATCGGGGATGGGCCTGCCCTGAGACGAATACCCAGCGGTCATTACGTCGATCGCCTCCGCTAGTTTCATGCGACGATCCATTTGCTCCTTGCCCAATCTCTTGGCTTTGCTTCCCTTTCCGTACTGGACCCCAAAAAAATCAGGATCAAGAGCGTCAAGCTCGCTGCCAAATTCCTTCAAGGCGGAATCGTCGTGAGTTGATTCTAGACGGCTGTTTTGCTCTTTAAGACCAAGAATCTCTTTTTGCAAACTGTCGATCGCGTTAAACGCACTCTTTGTTACTTCGTCGTATTCGTCGAGGTCGATCTTAGACAAGTCCCAAGCAGGGGGCGAATCCTCATCGCTCTCTTTGCCGTCATCGTCGTTTTTCTCAGGCTCTTGCTTTTGAGGCTTTGCTTCGCTCACTTGACGAGCGGCAATCTTGCCAAACTTCTCTAGTAGCTCTCTGCTGCCAAGGTCGTCAACTTCTTCTTTTGTCAGCCCGTAGCTTTCGCCCAGCGTGTAATCAGAATCAGATAGACCAACTTCCTCAGGGTCGCTTTGCTCATCAGCAGGCTCATCAGCAGGTTCATCGTCCGCCGGAGATTCATCCTCAGCGACCGGAGCTTCGGGCTCGCTGACCGCTTCCTCAACAACCGGAGCGTCACCACTGATCGGTTCTTCTGCGATCGCGATTTCGTCAGCGGTGAGTTGGATTTCTTCTTCTGCCATTTTTTATTTATTCCCGAGTTACATAAAAAAGAGACGATTTGCCATAAATGTGGTCGATGTGAAACTATTTTCTCAAGACCAATTCTTTTGCGTCGGCAAGTTGCTGCTCTGAAAGCATTGCTCCCGATCCGTTTTTTGTGTTGTAATCTGCCATCTGGCGTGACTTGAGATACTTCTGCAAAACATTTGGAGAGTCACACTTGACTTGAAAGAACTTAGGCTCAGTCTTGTCTCTTACAAACTCAACGCCTCTTACCCCTGACTGCTTGAGATGCTTTTGCATGTCAGGCAACTGCTTCTCGATAAACCCCATTGAGTCGGAAATGATTTCCGTCCTTTGGCGAATACCTTTGGGAGCCCGAACAGAATCGCCCCTGACTCGTCGCAGCCAAGTGCCATCGTCAAGCTGGTAGAACCCGTCCTTGGCTTCAATCATCTGTTCAAAGTCAAGGTTGTGGACATTTCCTTCATCGTCGATGAATGGGTAGCTCATGTTTTTGGCTCGGCTTGCTGAGGAATAGGGATGTCTGGGACGCCAGAGTTGTTACCGACTGACTCATTGCGTCTTGTGTATGTCCGGTTTGATACAGGTGATTTGCCTTGCCCTTCTTGCGACGGTCCTGCCTCTGGCATTTGCACAGGCTCATTGAAAACGACAATCTCAGAAAGTGAAGGCTGATTTAGCATCTGTGCGTACTTCGCAGTCAACGCCTGCATGTCGATCGTTCCACCCTGCTGCTGTAGTATTGGCAGAAGCGGAGCGTACATTTGCTGCAAGAGTTGGTTGATAACCATCATTCTCTCACCTGGCCCTTGGTAGCTCATTGAGTAAATATCAAGCTGAATCTTGTAGTCAGAGAACATGCCTTCACGGTCGTCTGGTGTCCAGTTGGATTCAGCAGTCATGCTTGGATGACCATCGAGAGACATTTGCCCCTTGATGGTCTTGTACTTATCCTCCCATAACAACTGAGCAAGCTCCTTCACCACCTGATTTGCAGCGTACATGACAGTTGCCTGCATGGATTCTTCCATTCGGCTAGTTGCACCATGAATCAGCTTTTCCTGACCTACGCTTTCGGCTGACGTACCCAGTCCAAGGATTGCAGACAGATTGCCGCTCATCCTGTCAAATAGTTCCATTGATTGCAGCATGAAGGCATTTACTGCGGGATCAACACCTCCGAGCGACACCGGCTGAACTTCAGATACGTCCTGTACCTCGACCATTGCTCCATCGCTTGCCTGTTTAATCCTGCTCGCACCCTCGGCCCCCTGCGGAGTGTATGTCAAAACCTGCTTTGCTCGCTTTGCCTGACGAGCAGCCTTTCGCATGAGGTTGTTTGCCAGCTTGTCCAACGGACTCCACATTGAAGCAGGAGGTATCGGCATTGTGTTGTCAGGAACGCTCGTCAAGCACAGCTTTTTGTAAGGGCCGACTTCATCGCCAATCCACTCGGTCACTGCGATCGCGTCACCTTTTAGAGAACAGATGCGTCGATCATCTATGACAAACGTATAGATCAGTCCATCGCGAGGAATGTAAATGTCGATGAGGTCAATCATGTCCTCAAACTCTGATTGATTAGCATTGCCTTCACGGGAAAGATTGTCCACTCTTTCTCCGGTTTCGCTAATTGTTCCACTGGGCTGTAGGTCTTTTACCGCTTCTTCATTAAAGAACCCATTGTCTAGCTCATCAAACGGTATCCGGTACATATCGCCTTGGAACGTACACTCTGTCCACTTTCTTGCACTGGCATCATGCACCCAGTCGTCAAGGGAAACGACGGAAGCAAACGGAGAACCTGGGTCCATCAGAACGTCGCCCTCTGCAACAACTTCGCCCGAGTCTGCCATGTGGATTTTTATGACGCCCATGCCAAAGAACGAGTTACGAACCCACTCCTTGAATGTGTCTCGCACTTCAATTTCGTCAAGCAGGTTGTTTAGTGCGACAACAAAGTGATTGGCAAAGCCCTTTAAGCTAGGGTCGTAAGTTTCCGCGCATACTTGCGGGTTACTACCCACCAGCAGCATCGTGTAAGCCTCAACAGCTTGAGCCATTAGGTTGATGTACTTCACTGGCTGAGTGTCGTCACCTGTGTAGGCTGGGCCTGCGTAGTCCTCAATCAGCGATTTGTTTAAGTCCCTGAATTGACGCAATTCGCGATAGCTATGCTCAACAGCCTTAAACAACCGCTGCTTTCGTTCTTCCGTCATCAGATCGGAGGACGGAAGCTCGGGATTGCCTGTGTCGCCAGATTCAGAAACTTCGTTTTCTAAGAACTCTTGGTCATCTTCTGGCAAGTCGGCAACATTCTCGTACTCCCCAACTCCTGCCGGATTCGTGGTGTCCGAATCCTGCTGGTTTCTTTGCGACGGGTTGTCAGACTTGCTTTGATCGTCCATTTAATCGCTCACTGGTTCGGTTCGCGGGGTAAAATCGCAGCGATCTCTGGGCGAGAAAATGCTAAAGCCCATTGAAACGCGGTCTGCCATTATCTCGATCTTGTGCTGCGAGCCAGGGATAGCATCGGTTGCCAGCGGGTCAAAAGGCAACTCCGGTTCTGAATCGTTGCGGCATGTGCTGCCTTGATAAGTGCAGCATTGGACGCAGGGAACGTGAAATATCCAGTTCTTGCAAGAGACGCATTGGACCCTATTTGCGACAGGCTCGCCAAACGAAGCAGGAAGCCCATTCATTCTTACCCAGCCACAAATCTCATCTTTGGCGAGATTTCGCTCAAAGGTTTTCAGTTGCCTGACAGTGCATCCAAGCTCACTAGCTACTTGCTCATTAGTGACTATCGCGGTCTGCCGTATGCCGAGAGCAAGCCGAGCCTCGGGACTAAGCATCCCGTATGGGTAATCATTCTTCGTTGGTCGGTGCAGACGAAGATTAGTCTTTCCACTCATCGCTGAAATCCTTTTGTTGCGAATCAGATAGAAATTGATTGTGCCTTTCTGCAAACGACCCTGACGGTGCTTTCGCTACAGCGGCAAACTCAGAGTTAGGACTACTGGACGCACAGTCCTTGCTTCCTTGCAACGCGATAGCTGCTCCGATCACACGGTCGCCGTGACTTACTCCTTTGGCGTCGTCTGTTGCACCAGCAACCAATGCGTGTTCAATCTTTCCGTTCTTGTAAACGTAAACTCCACATTCCTTTAGGAGTTCTTTTGATCTTATGATTACTTTGCTTTCTTTGACGCCCTGCCGAAAGTCAGTAAACATCACGACCTTTGTTCTTTCGTCTGTCCACCACCCAGGCTCGGTTCGCTTTGTTCGCTTACGTCTTGTCAGCGATCGACGGTAGTAAATGTTTGTGTACTGCTGGTGTATGACCCTTCTCGTGAACGCTGCGCCTGGGCCGTTATGCTCCCAAGCTAGGTACGCACCGCTAAAATACTTGCAAAGCGAAATACAAAGATCGGCAAACTCTTGAGGTGGGGTTGTTCTTCCAGTCCATTCGCCAACCTGCTGCAATTCATCGCCAACCATTTCAAAGATCATCGCAGTTGATGACGAGGTAAACGAACCGCCAAGACCATTGCTAACATCGCAGCCGATTACATACTGCCTTTGGGGTGGACGCCCAAACTGATCTAACGCACACCAGAGTTTCAATGGTCCATTTTCCATCCGGTCAATTCGGGGCTCAAGCGTTCGCGTGTCAAAGTCAATGTCACCTTCATGCGTAGTAGGCAATATGGTTTTCTCAGCCAAAGAATTAAACTCATGCCCAAAGACCCTGTAGCTCGATCCTCCATAATCGCGATCCAGTTCTTGTGCAATGTTTTGCGGAGTCGCACCACCTCGGTCGCACTGGTCGTCATACCACGGCGATCGCTCAGTGCCTTCCAGCTTAAAGCCCCTGCGACGCAGGCGATCAAACTTTGCTTTGACTTCATCGGTGGGCGGGCTGTAATCATCAGGAAGCGGATTGCTTTCTGGGTCCAGTGCAACCGGCATGTGCTTTTCCATGCGGTATAGCCCGCGATTTCGGATTGGATTTTGCTTCCAATCCAAAATCACCTTGACCATGTTGCTAGGAGTGTGCATGAGTTCGTAATACGCACCATCGCTACCAAGCGGCGTCGAGACGACAAGTCGGCAGTCTGTGACATGCTGAGTTGATGCCATTGCCATTTCGTCTGGACCTCTCGGGAACTTAGCAAGCTCATCCATGAGGAACCAGCTTTTGCGACCACCAGAAGCCACGTTTCCGGTTGCAGCAAACGCACTGATCGTTGACTTGTTGTCGAGGTTCGTCCAACTGTGGTTCGCCAGTTCACGCTTGTAGTTGACGTTCTTCTCGCCGCTCATCCATCGCGGCAGTCGCGTTAGCTCCCAGTCAATCTTCCATCCGATGCTGTCTGGGTTCTTCGGATCATCAGCCGCCCTTTCGTCCTTGCTCACGATTCCGACCGCACTCATTGGATTGAAGATAAAATCCCGCACAGCAAACAAAACGCCCATCCAGCTTGCACCTTCGCCGCGAGACTTCTCTACGCCCGTGTCACTGAGCCCCAAGTGCTTGTCGATCTCTTGTATGGCAGGCACTTGATGGTCCCACGCAATGAAAGGTATTTGCTTGGGCAATAAACGACCATTGAGTTTCCTTGGACGAGGCTCATACACCCAGCAAAAGCCATTGAAAAAGAACAGTGCATCTTCGGCACATGCCTGCATCATGGCATCGCGAAACCCCAAGTCGTCTATGCAGCGAGTCTGAACGACCTGCCTCCATCTCAGGTTCCCTTCCAAGTCCATTGGGACTCTTTTGTAAAGTTCGCTCATAATCCATCTTCGGGGGGAGGGAACAAGGCGTCGAGCATGTCTGAAATTTCGGAGTTGGTTTTTAGCGCGCGTTTCTCTGCCTCTGCCTCATCTTCCTGGCTCTTTGCCTTCTTTGTTTCAGAAAGCAACTCCTTGAAAAACGCATCAGGCTTGTTGGCGTAGTGCTGCAACATTTGTGCGGCTGATCGACTGGGGCATTTGCCGTTCGGAGCTTTAAGAATGTCGTCGGGCGTGATAAGAATTTTGTCGGAAGTGTTTTTCTGACGATCTTTTCTTGTCATAGCTGGGTGCGACTTAACCCAGTCCATTTCTATTGACGGGCTTGCTGTTGCCGGCAAGTCAGCGACAGCACTTTCAAAAGGAGCGTTGCGTTTGTTTGCCCTTGATCTTCTAGCTCGCTCTGCACTTGCTTCCGCATTTGGAACTCGCTGCATTTCACTGAGCCAGTCAGCCAGTGACGCACGTTCTTTGTCGAGCCCCATGAAGCCAAACA